TGATGACGCTGAACAATCATTTAAAAACTTCAGCACTAACGAAGATTGGAACAATGGCTTCTTACGAGAGACTATTAAGAATGTTTATCAAGGATTGAAACCAGGTAAGTTTATGGGATTGAATGTAGCGAATATCAAATCACATAAAACCTTTGAAGACGATACGGTGCGAATCGCAGTTGAGGAAGGCTTCAAACATACTGATACATACAAGCTTCAACTATCATCACAAGAGAGTGGCGCTAAATACGAGCCAGTCTTTATACTACAAAAACCCTAAATCCGGCAGATACTAACACTCACGGGAGCTCCCTAAACCCTCTTGTCCGCCCTCCTAGCCCCTCGTTTTTTGACGATTTTAGCAGAAATTGATAAGATATACACAAAACCCTATATTCCATACGGATAAAAAAAGTGAAAAAAATGAGCATAATGCTCGGAAAGTGCTTGACATATGCTACGAACTATGGTATTATGTATATATTAAATGAAACAAAAGGCAACACTAATGAAAAACACTACTATAAATTTTGACGCAAAATCAGGACTTGCTAAATTATTAGCAACAGAAAATCTACAAGTACAACACGACAATGTACAGACCGCTTCTTTTAATTTAGAAGATAGGGTACTTACTATTCCAGTTTTCAAAAATCCAAAAGGTGCAGTTTACGATATGTTGATTGCCCACGAAGTTGCCCACGCTTTACATACTCCTCAAAAAGGTTGGAAAAAATCAGTAGAAGAGAATGGTGATATTAGAGATTATATCAATGTATTAGAAGATTGCAGAATTGACAAAATTATTAAGAAACAATATCCTGGTGTAGTTGCCGACTACCAAGACGGTTTCAAAATCTTATGGGCTGATAACTTCTTTGGTTGTTCAGACAAAAATTTAAATACAGACTTAATGTTAATTGACAAGATTAACCTTTTTTACAAATCATCTGAAACATTATCATTTGATTTATCAGATATTGATAAGACTTGGTTTGCTGAAGTAGAAAAAATTAAAACTTACAAAGATGTTGTTGAACTTGCTAAGAGACTTGCTGATTGGCAGAAGAAGATGAACGAGAATTTATCTAAACTTCCTGACTTTGATAATCACCCTCTAGTGAAAGCATACGGACAAAAAGAAAAGGAACAAGAAACTGATGGAAATTCACAATCACCTTCTCAATCTCAATCGTCTGACCAATCTAACGAAGAGACGGAGAGTGGAGAAAATAAACAAGACGGAAACAAATCTTCAAAAGAAGAAGGAGACAACTCATCAAAATCAGAAGACGGAGAAAACAAGAACAACGGAGACGGCGAAGACAAAGAAGATAAATCTTCTAGTGTAAAAGACCAACACGCTAATCCAGACGGTGCAGGTGGTAAAGATGTAAAAATCAATATGCCTTTGAAGTCTATTACTAGTGAGAGTGCCGAACAGAATACTAAAAAAGATTATGTGAATACCGAACATAGAGGTTATTCATATATGACTTTACCTGATAGTAACCTTGATGACATTATTATTCCAACTAAACAATGGTTAAATAGAAATATTAAAAATGCTCAAAACTATACTCACACATATAAAGACAATATGGAAAGATTTAAAACATTCCATAGAGATAGTAAAAAAACTATTCAGTACCTTGTAAAAGAATTTGAAATGAAAAAGTCTGCTGATGGTTATAAGAGAATGACTACCGATAAAACTGGTATCTTGGATCCTCTTAAACTAAAAGACTACAAATTTTCAGAAGATATTTTCAAAAGAATGTCTGTTATTCCTGACGCTAAAAACCACGGTATGATTTTATTACTTGATTGGTCAGGAAGTATGGCACCTATTATTGACAAAACGGTTGAACAATTATGTCAACTAGTTTGGTTTGTAAAACAAATCAATATTCCATTCAAAGTTTATTTCTTTGCTGACAAGATTGATAGTGATGATGATTACAACTGGATGAAAAGAGACGAAATTAGAAAAGCAAGAAAGTCATTTAATTATAATGTTGGTAACGCTCACTTTGATGACTTTAATCTAGTAGAAGTTGCTTCTCATACATTAAAGAAAACAGACCTTGAGCAATCTATGATGTTCTTGTGGTCATATGCTAAACATTATTCAGATAATAGAAACTGGAGAAGAGACGGATATGTTGAGTATCTATATCCTCCAAGAGCATTTTGTCTTTCTTCTACACCGTTGAATGAAAGTTTGGCTGCAATGAATAAGATTATTCCAATGTTCAAACAAAAGTATCAAGTAGAAAAAATGTCATTAATTACATTGACCGATGGTCACTCAAATAATGATAACAAGTCTACTTACACTAATACAGAAGATGGACTTGCTGTCAAAAGAGACGGTTACGGTAAGACAGCATTACTAAAAATTGGTAGTAAGTATATTAAGACTAAAGGTAATACAACTGCTTTATTACTTCAAGGACTTAAAAAGAAATATGGTATTACAACTATCGGTTTCTTTATTGTTAAGACTAGAAGAAGTTGGGAGTTTGAAAGATACCTTGGACTTGAACACATAAAAGATTGGTCTTTGAGAGAACAAAAAACAATGCAATTGAAAAAAGAGTTTTCAAAAAACAAATCAGTTGCTGTATCTCAAAACGGTTACAATGAATTTTATCTTATTAATGGTAAGGATATGTCAGTACAAAATTCTGACCTTAATGAGTTAAAAGAAGACGCTAAGAAAGGTGATATTAAGAGAATATTTACCAAATCAATGAAATCCAGAACGGTATCCAGAGTGCTGTTAAGTAAATTTATCAGACAGGTTGCCTAATGGGGGAGAAATCGTTGAAAACCTTAGTAAAAAAAAATGAAAAAATGCTCACTTTTCGCTTGACATATGCTTTTAAGTGTGGTATAATACTTGTATAAAATGAAACAAAAGGAAAACACTATGATAACACTAAATGAAAAACAACAAGAATTCGTAAACGCTTGTACAAAGATGTTTCCGAAAAAAGATACTTTAGATAATGCAGAATTATTATCAGTATCTAAATCTCTCGGTATGAATTTCAAACCACAATGGTTAGTTAGGAATCCAGAGTTAAGAGTAGGCAGAGGAACTTATAAGATTCCTACGAATGGCGAAGTGCCAACTGCTACTCCAATTACAATGCCTAATGTCTTAAATGATAAGGCAACTGAAACACCAACAATACCAAAAGTTGAAGAGACTACTAAAGTTTCTGAAGCTGCGTATGTTGTTTCGTCTTTAGTTGATAACCTTGTTCCGAACAAAGACGCTACTTTCGTTCCTTTCGGAAATCATCCTGATGTTAGAAACATTGTTAAGTCAAAACAATTTTATCCAATATTCATAACCGGTCTATCTGGTAATGGTAAAACTTTTTCAGTTGTTCAAGCTGCCGCTGAGGCAAAGAGAGAACTGATAAGAGTAAACATTACAATTGAAACCGATGAAGATGATTTACTTGGAGGTTACAGATTAAGAGACGGTCAAACCGTTTGGCAGAATGGTCCTGTTATTGAGGCGATGGAGAGAGGTGCAATATTGCTCCTTGATGAAGTTGACCTTGCTTCTAACAAGATTATGTGTCTACAACCAATCCTTGAAGGTAACGGAGTTTATGTTAAGAAGATTAACAAATTCGTTAAACCAAGTGCTGGTTTCAATGTAGTCGCTACTGCTAATACTAAAGGTCAAGGAAGTGATGATGGTAAGTTTATCGGTACTAACATACTGAACGAAGCTTTCCTAGAAAGATTTCCAGTTACCTTTGAACAGCAGTATCCATCTGCTAAAACTGAACAAAAAATACTTAACAACACTCTTGCTCAATCAGGTAAGAAAGATGTTCAGTATGTTGAGAAGTTATCAACTTGGGCTGATGTAATCAGAAAGACCTACTTTGACGGTGGGGTTGATGAGATTATCAGTACAAGAAGATTAGTACACATTGTACAAGCTTATTCAATCTTTGGAAATAAGATGAAGGCGATTGAACTATGTACTAATAGATTTGATAACGATACAAAAGCTTCTTTTGTTGACTTGTACACGAAAGTGGATGCCGGTGCTACTGCCGAGAGTATTGCTCAAGAGCAGAAAGACACAGCATTAAAGGAACAAATGATGTCCAATGATAGTGAGGAAGATGACGAATCCGAAGAGGACTTCGTCTAATAAATCTATTCATAGTGTGGTCCTTGGGGAGAGGTGTAGTGGCCTCTCTCCATTTTTTACACTAGTAATTTGAATATAAATAGAAGGTACATTATGAAATACAATGAAGATAAAATTATAAAAGAAATTAAAACATATGTTGAAAGCACATATGGTGAACATTATAGTACAACCAAAGATGGTTTTCAAGTGCAAGATATGTTAAGACACTTGAATGTAGATAAAGATTTTTGCCAAGCAAATGCTATTAAGTATCTTTGCAGGTATGGTAAGAAAGCAGGAAGAAACAGAAAGGATTTGCTGAAAGCAATCCATTATGTTATATTATTAATGAGTAGTGAAGACAATACCTTGAAGGGAGGTAAATAAGTTTGAGTATACTTGTAACCGTTCGTAATGGTAACTTGGAACAAGCAATGAGAGTGCTTAAGAAAAAAGTTGCTAAAGAAGGACTAGTCAAGGAGATACGCCAAAGACAATATTA